AATTTCAGTTCCACGTCCACCTTCTCTACGTGGCAACCAAAAATCTTCAAGCATACTCATATATTTTTTATCATCACGGATTTCTCCAGTAGCAGCATCATAAACAAGTTTGTTGCGATAACGCATCATTACGTCACGCAAGTATTGTTCTGCTTTAACTTTGGGAAGATTGCCAACATCAATATAGAAAATTCTGCGTTCTGGAGCACGGGACAATCTATAGATAACAAGACTATCCTCAATCATTCTTAATTGATTGAGTGACTTAATTGCCTTATGTAAATATGAAAGAGTATTTCCTTTATTTCTATCTACAAGTCCAGAAGTGCAGTAAGTAACAGAATCTTTCGTCATTTTAATACCCTGACTTGCGCCAGTAGAATTAATATTTCCTGTTGGGTATGATGATTTTGGATTATAGATAAAATATTCTTCTATTTGTGGAAAGTCATAATCCATAGGATTATCACTTTGTATTGTTGAAATATTAAATCTTTCACTTTCTTTTTTCTTTTCCTTACGAATATAACGCATTTTCATTGCATCAATATATCGCAATTCTTGAATTCCTTCGTGAGGATTCTTTAAGTCAATAACTTTGTGATAATAAAGTCTTCCATCAATATACCAATTTCTATAAATTTCGTGGCATTTTTTATCAAAATCTAAAAGATCTAAAATATGTTTAAATTCGTGTCTAATTTTTTTCTTAAGACCATCGCTGGCATTGAGATTTGATAATTCAATTTCTAATGGAGTATCATTTGTATCTGATACAACTGCTTCATTTACAATGTCTTCAATAGCACTGTCTACTTCTGGATGAAGTGCCATCTCACGATATCTTTTAATTAACTCAAATTCAGTTCTATATACTCCTTCAAGATCAACATATGAACCAAAAAAACCACTACTCATATAGTGGTCAACCCCATCCTCATTATTTTGAGGAACGGGGGAGACTACTGTAGGAGATAGTGGTTCAGTATCCTCTATTGAGAATCCAAATAATTTTGCCATTATTAAATATTTAACTTTCTACTATTTATTAACCGTTTGGCCCACCTGCTCCAGTTAAACTATAGGATTGAACTTGGAACTCAACAGTAAATTCTTCAATGGTATCTGAAGAATCATAAGCAAGGTCAATTGCAGAAACACTGGTTGGAAATATGTCAATAAACTCATATTCTTTCAGGACAGAATTTGCACTTCCTGTATTGTCTTGACTACTTACAGTAGAACCTCTACCAAGTTGATAGACCTTAGCGTTGGTCATATATGCTGATGGATCAGTTGCTCCAAGATTGTTATCCAATTTAGAAATAAGTTCCATCCATGCTTCAAATGCATTTCTGAGTAGAAATCCTTCGTCGTTGATTACTGTTACCTGCCAAGTATCAAAGGTTCTGTCTCCAGCAACCTTAAAGATTCTTCCACGGAATGGTATATCAATAGAAGCAATATTGGAAGCAGGTAATGCTGCAGCTTTGCACATGTATCTGAAGTTGTCAGAATTCCATGAAATTCCACCAGGAAAAGTTGTTAACTCAACCTCAAACAGATTGGGGCGAGCACCGCCCCCTACAAGTGCTGATTTAAATTGAGAGATTGTTTTGTTTTCTCTTGTTGATGCCATGATTAGTTCCTCCTTTTGTTGTTAATTTAATGTTAGTTAAACTGTACCAGCGACTTCTTCAAAACTTACGCCAGTTCTAGTAGCAACAAATGTCAACGTGACATAGTTAATTGACTTAGCTGGTTTCAGGAAGATATCAGCTCTAAATTCATTGTTATCAATAACGTCAGGAGTATTATTTGTGCTGTCGCAAACAACAAGGAATCCGTAGAGACCTCTCTTTGCCTGAACATCACGAAGATAAGGTTCAACAATGTTTCTAAAGTTTGCTCTTGTCAATTCATCGTTGAGTTCAAAGAGTTGAGCTTGTGCTGCTCTTTCAAGTGCTTGTTCAATTGTGAGGAACAAGCGACGAACGTTAATTCTATCAAATGCAGATGCATATCCAAGACCAGTTTTATCTCCAAAGAGAAGAGTGCCAACTCCAGGTTGAGTTACAATTGCGTTAACTCTTTGTGGATAAAGTTTATCTCTTTGTGCCTTATTTGGATTATATGCAAGTTTAATTGCATTGTTGATGATACCACGCTGCTGACCTGCTGGCGAGAACCAGGGATAAGCAACAATATTTGTGCGACACATCAGACCTGCAACGTCTGCATTACAAGGAACATAGACAAATTTGTTATTGAATCTATCATATGTGTACTTATATCCACTATCAAAAATTGCATAAGATGAAGATGCAAGCGAACTAAAGTATGAGACTAAGTTTGTTGTCTGTGTGGTTGTATTGGTTTCATTAATCAAGTCTCCTCTGTGTGGTCCAATAGTGGCAACACAATCCTTTCTTTGCTCTGCAATAGAGATTAAGTATCCTGCTTTTGCTTGAGAGTCTGATTTTCCAGTAAGTCCAGGACCCATAATCAAGTAATCAACTTGAATTTCATCTCTATTGGAGAAAAGATTGTATGAAGTTTGAAGGTCTCCAAGAGTTGCGCTCATTCCTCCAGTAGCAGAATAATCAACTCCACCAGTTAAAGTGTAAGTTTTATTTCCAATTGAACTAAATGTAACATTTTGAGCAGATTGTCCCCAGAGACCTTGTGTTGTTGTCAAACCTACAAATCCAGCAGTTCCTATACCTGCTTGGAATCCAGTTGCTGTTGGAGAAGTTCCCCAATAGGAGTCTGCTGCGCTTGAAGGATTTGATCCAGCATAGATTTGTGAAGAATAATCGGCAAGGAATTGCTCATACCAGATTTTCTGTGGAGAATTTACTGCAGATACAGTATCAAATGCCTTTGAAAGACTGATATGCTTTTCAAGAATTGTTGCTTGATTTCCAGTAATCGTTCCTAAGTCGTCAACTACAACAACGTGAATTCCATCATTCTTACCATTTCTATCTAAAACATACTTATTGGAAGTAGGTTTTGGTGCAATTGATTTCCAGTAAATTGTACTATTGCTAAGACCTAAAGTTTGATTTTCATACCAATCAGTAACAGTTGCTGGAGTTACGCCTGCAGTTGATGATGAACCAGTAGCAATACCAGAATTGTTTACAAATTTAATATTATTGGAAATTGAGAAAGATGCCCAACTTGCTGATTCAGCATAGTCACTTGCAGTCTCTGTTGCGCCAATTGTAACTAACCTACTAAAGGTTACTGCAATTCCAGCACTAATGGACGAACTAATAGTGCTTGCAAGAGATACTGAAGTAGATCCTATTGAAGAAATAGTTAAGTTATTGAGACCAGGAGCAGTTAAAGTGTCTAAAACATTAAGTCCCAAAACACTATTCACATAAACAATAGATGTACTTACACCTGCTGTTAAAGATGCAGTTGTATTTAATGTTGTATTATATTGAGTCGTTCCTGAAGAAACTCTTGAAACAACACGGACATCAATCGTACTGTTTCCGTTTGTGACATCGGTAGTAATACCAGTAATAATTCCTTTCAGATATCCAGTAAACGTACCAGAACCAGGAATAGTAACGCTGGCAAGTGGTGCAGTAACTCCAAATCCAATTGTAGCTCCTAAAGAACTTAAATTAGTTGTATTAATACCGATTGTTTGGTCTGCTAAATTATCAATCACACAAACTTTAAGACCATTTGCCCAAGAACCTGGATTTTTAGCTGCAAATGTAAAGTTATTTCCATCAGAATGATTATTCTGATAATCGTCGTAGTTGTCAATATCAAGTGATGACGTTGAAGTGGTGCCTACACCAGCATTTGCATTATTTAAAATTGTACCGCCTGTTCTAACAACTTTAAGAACACCACCATATGAAAGATAGGATGAAGCACTCATCCAATATTCGTATTGCGAATCTGTGCTTTGTGGCTTACCAAAAACATTGATAAGATCTTGTTCTGTTGCAATGTCAATTGGATAATTAACTGGTCCAATTGGAAAGGGTCCAGCAATTGCTCCAATGTTATCTAAAACATTATCAGCTCTTCCTACTGTTAAATCAACCTCTCTGACGAGTACGCCTGGAGATAATTGAGGAGTCGCCATGTTTTTCTCCGTAAAGTCTCAGTTTATCTAAAAATTATTTATTAAAAATTTACTTTACAGAGGGGAAATGTGCAGTGAACAAATTACCAATCTGGATATTGCCAATCAACAGAAATTTGTTTATTTTTTCTTGAATTAATTATTCTTCTTACTGTACAATCTTTACATTCATAAGAATATGAAGATGCCACAGATCCTCTATCTTTACGAGTTCTATAGAAACCATCCATTAAATCTTTTGTTTCACTACAAACTCTACATTTCCTATCGGTAAGTAATAAATGTCCAAGTTTTATTTGTTTATCTAATTCCATTATGTCATATAGTCCCACATGTGAGACATGTCGCCATATTCATC